AGACAGGGTGCCGGTCGTGTATAGTATACGTGAGGATAAACCATGAATAACTCCTTAGATAAATATTGTTCAAGCGGTGGCGAAAGCTGCCGCATTTATTATGAGATTATGGCAAGAGAATTCGCACAGAAGTTTTATAAATCAAAAGAGTGGAAGTCGGTCAGAGCTGTAGCAATGGCAAGAGCTGGTGGAATGTGTGAGAGTGTGGGATGCTTTCGTCCAGCAGAGGAAGTTCACCATAAGATCCATCTCACTCCGCAAAATATATCTGATCCAAATGTTGCACTGAATGTTGATAAGCTTGAATGCTTATGCAGAGATTGTCACCAGGCAAAGCATAGGGCGGATAGATTAAATGGACGAAAGAAAAATAATCAAGGCAATGGGTGGGAGAGAAAAATTTTATTTGATGAAAATGGAGAGCCAATCGAGTCCCCCCTAAAAAATAAAAAATAGCAATTATAGGAGCACCGATGCCAAGGTCACAAGAAAAACCGACTGCGCGCGCACGAGCGTTTTGGAAAATAAGAAGATATCTGAAGAGGAAGGAGAAGATGTATTGAATAAGACAGACAAACGAAGAAAAGCGAAGGAAATACTTGAAATTGCAAAACGTTACGGTGTCCAAGAGAACTTCTTCTTTGCTACAACATTCGAGCGATATGTAGTGCAACTGGATATGCTAGATAAGCTAGAAAAAGTAATAAAAAAAGAGGGTACTCTTGTAGAAAAGGAATATGTAAAAGGGCGAAAAAATCTAGTTGCCAATCCAGCAATCGCTGAGTATAACAAAACAACAACATCAGCTAATGGAACAATCACTACTCTGATGAAAATCATTGATTCTATAAAAGAATCTGATGCAGATGCAGCTAAAGAGCTTATGGAATTCATACAGGGACAGAAATGCTAGTAAATTATCCGAAAGAGTATTTGAAAGCGATTCAGAGTGGAGAGATTGTTGCGAATGAGAAAATAACAAAACTCTATCAGAGAGAATGTGCGTATATGGATGATGCACCTAATTCTGATAAATGGAAATGGCACTATGATCAATCCATAGCAAATAGACATATAGAATTTATTGAAAGATTCTGCGCACAAAGCAAAGGTGAATGTGGCGGAAAACCGCTGAAATTGATGTTGTGGCAGAAGGCTGGCTTATCACTACTTTATGGATGGATTGACAAAGAAGGCATGCGAAGATTCCGCGAGTTTGCACTGTTTATCGGGCGGAAGAATGGTAAAACAGAGCTAGCTGCTGCTATGTCACATGACATGTTAATCAACGATGGTGAAAATGGTCCTGAAATTGTATGTGCTGCAAATGCAAAAGACCAGGCAATGTTACTATTTACTGAAGCTGCAAATATGAGACAGCAATCGGCAGCACTCCGAATGGTTGAAAAAAAGAGAAGAACAGACATATACTCTGAATTCAATTTTGGAACACTCAAGGCGCTTTCGTCTAAAACTGATAACATGGATGGATTAAATCTTTCGTTCGTAATTCAAGATGAAATACACGAACAAAAGAATAGCGCTATGTATGATGTTTTATTCCAATCACAAGCATTTAGAGCACAGCCCATATACATGTTAATAAGCACCAATGGCTTCGTTCGAGAAGCCTTTTTTGATGCCAAATATAGCGAGTATGCAAACATAGCACTATGGAATGAGGGATTTGAGGATTACACAGTATTGCCTCTTATATATGAGCTAGACAACAGAGAAGAATGGACTGATGAAGAGGCATGGATAAAAGCAAATCCAGGACTAGGCACAATCAAAAAGATTGATACATTAAGGAATCATGTTGAGAAGGCACAACGAAATCCGCAGTTCCTTCCAACAGTTCTTACGAAGGATTTCAATTTGCCTGAAAATAGTGCAACTGGATGGTTGTCATATGAAGAGGCTAATAACACTGAAGTAGTTGATATGGAATATTTGCGTAACAGTTATGCGATTGGTGGATGCGATTTATCAGCAACAACGGACTTAACATGCGCAACGGTCATTATACGTAAGCCGAATGATGCAAATACATATGTTCTTCAGAAGTACTTCATTCCTGAATCAAAGATGGATGCAACGAGAGGTGATACTAACAACAATCTCGAAGCACCATATAAACTTTGGTCTGAGCAAGGGTGGTTAAAAATATGCGAAGGAGCAACAGTTAATTATCACGATGTAACAGAGTGGTTTGCTGATTTAGTTAGAGAGTACAATATACGACCGCTTAAGATTAGCTATGATGCTGCCCTGTCGGGATATTGGGCGGAAGAGATGAAAGAGTATGGATTTGAGATGGAGAAGATAAGGCAAGGAGCATTTACATGGACTTATCCAATGAAACTCCTTCATGGTGCATTTGCAGAACATAAAATTATCTATCAAAACAATCCAATGCTGAAATGGTGCCTCTTAAATACAGGTGTCAAGACGGCTAATGCAAAGGGCATTGAATCAATTATGCCAGTTAAAGGTTCATCTCAAAAGAGGATTGATGGAATGGTATCACTACTTAATGCCTGGACAGGCTTATACAACGATGAGGAAGATTATATGAGGTGGATTAAGTAAATGAATATATTCACAAAATTTATTAACAATTTCCGCTCAGGAATTAAAAGCTTGAGTAGATGGAAAGAGATGGGATCGTTCACTGCGGTGTTCTCAAATTTCGGTCGTAACATGAATAAATCAGAAATCGTTAGATCATGTATAAGACCGCTAGCTGAACAAACGTCAAAGGCATCTGCGACGTGTACGGATAAAGCTATTGAGCGATTGCTCAAATTGAGCCCAAATCCGTTCATGAATGGCAAAGACTTTCTATACAAGGTTAGAACTCAGTATGAGCTAAAAAATACAGCATTTATCTTAATTATGCGTGAGAACAACGCTATAACAGGATTCTATCCGATTCCTTATATATCATTTGAGGGATTAGAAGATGAACAAGGGGATATATACATCAAGTTCTACACCGCGAAGGGTGAATACATATTCCTATGGGATGATTTAGTAGTACTCCGGAAAGATTACAACGAACATGATATAGGCGGAGATGATAATGATATCCTGCTCAATACACTTGAAATGATAAATGTGTCAAATCAGTCTATATCTAATGCGATAAAATCAACAGCTAACTTACGTGGAATATTGAAAAGCACCAAAAGTATGTTGGATGTCAATGATACCAAGAACATCAGGGATGAGTTTATTAAAAACTATATGGACTCTGCAAACGAGGGAGGTGTAGCTGTACTTGACACATCTATGGAATTTACACCTATAAACATGTCACCAACCATCGCAACCTGGAATAACCAGAAGGAATTTCGCGAAAATGTGTACAGATATTTCGGTGTGTCAGATGAAATCATTATGAGCAAGGCTACACCAGAACAAATGCAGGTGTTCTATGAGATGAAAATTGAACCATTCCTCATGGCGCTATCTCAAGAGTTAACAAGAAAACTCTTCTCGGAGAGACAGCTTGCATTTGGTAATGAGGTAATCTTCCAATCTAGCACAATACAGTTTATGAGCATGAGTGATAAATTAGCGCTTAAAGATTATATTGACCGCGGAGCTTTGACGCCTAATACATGGTGCGACATTGTAGGATTGCCACATGTAGAGGGCGGAGACGAACCTATAAGGAGGCTTGACACTGCACCTGTGAGCAAAGTTGCGAGTTCACTAGAAGGAGAAAAGGATGATGAATAAAGAGAGGGAATATAGGAATCTCGAATTAAGAGCAGATACAAACGATTCAGGAGACTTTTTAGTACGTGGATATGCATCAACGTGGGATAAATACATGTTGTGGGAGTGTGATGGCATTGAATATTACGAAGAAATTGATAGAAACGCATTTGAAGAGGCTGACCTATCAGATGTTGTATTCAGAGTTGATCATACAGGCAGAGTATATGCGAGAACATCGGCTAATACAGTGAGTTTGAGTACAGATGATACAGGATTGGCAATTACAGCTGATTTATCCAAAACAACAGCAAGTAGAAGCTTGTACGAAGATATCATAGCTGGCAACTATCCGAAGATGTCATTTGCATTCACGGTTAAAGAGGATAAATACAATTCTGAGACTAGAACACGAACAATCCTGAAAATTGATAAGGTGTTCGATGTATCACCAGTGTCATTCCCTGCAAATCCTAACACGGAGATTAGCGCGCGTGACTACTTCAACGGAGTGATTGAAGGAGTCGAAGCGGAGAGACTTGAGCGCATTAGATTTTCGAATATGGAATTGCAGAATGAAATAAAGAGAAACATTATCATAGCAAAGCTAGAAGGGAGCCTAAATGAATAAGGACGAAGTAATGAAGAGCCTCAAAGAGGTTAATGAAGAAATCGAAGAAATTATCAAGTCGCTAGATGAACCTACAGATGGTGATGACGATAAAACAGATGATCCAGATGAAAAAAGAGCAAAACTTGAAAAGCTGGAAAAGAGATCCAATGAATTAATCTCAAAAAAGAATGACCTTGAAAGTCAGCTGAAGGAGATTGAAGAGAGAGAAGTTAAAGAAAATAAGTTAAAAGAGCTAAGAGGCGTGCTCAATACAACAAAGACAATCGAGAAGAGAGGAACAGAGGACATGGAAAAGAACTACAACGTTAATGGAGCAGAATATCGTAGTGCATGGGTTAAAGATCTAATGGGTAAGGAACTCAACACAGAGGAAAGAGCAGCACTCACAAGTGCAAATGCTGTTATTCCTACAGGAATCGCTGAAGAGGTATATTCAGTCGTAGAGGCATCACCTCTTGTTGATGCAGTAGATGTATCTCACATTACAGGCTACGTAACATTCCCAGTAGAGACTGCAGCATCTGATGCAGCGTGGGTAGCAATGGGAACAGCTGCAACTGATGGAACAGACACACTCACACCTATTACGCTTAATGCATATAAGCTGATTAAGACTGTGGAAATCACAGCAGATATCAGTGCGATGTCTGTAGCTGCATTTGAGAAGTGGATTGTCGCAAGACTTGCTGACAAGATTCTTAAGGCTGTGAATAACGCAATTCTTAACGGAACAGGAGCATCACAGCCATCGGGTATCTTCAAGGTTAAGAATTCCGCAACCGGAACATTCACTAAGGCAGGTATGACATACAAGGACCTAATGAAGGTACTCGCTGCACTTCCAACAGGCTATGCTGCTAATGGAACACTAGTAATGAACAGAGCACTGTTCTATGGAGACGTGCTAGGAATGACAGATTCCAATGGACAGAAGGTGTGCGTAGCTGATGCGCAGTCACCAGCTAAATTCAATGTGCTTGGCTACCCAGTAATCATTGACGACAACTGCCCTGCAGATAAGTTGCTGTTCGGTGACCTCAAGGCATACAAGTTTAACTTCGCATCAGATACAGAGGTTAAGCCTGATGCATCTGTAGGATTCAGAAGTGGTTCTGTTGTATGGAGAGCAATGACACTTGCTGATGGAAACCTAGGAGATGCAAGAGCAATCGTAAGATTCGACAGAGCGACCGCATAAGGAAGTGAGTGACAATGAACGCACTGGATTCTGTAAAAACAGCGCTGAGAATAAAGCACAGCAAGTTAGATGAGAGCCTTAAGGCTGATATCGATACTGCACTTGATGAGTTAAAACGCGTTGGAGTTTCCAGCGCGTTTACTGTCATTAAGAATGGTGAAATTGAAGACTTGCTTGTGCTTAAAGCTGTTCAAACATATTGCCTATGGCAAAATACCGACTCCGATAAACTTATGGAAAAGTACAGAGATGCATTTTATATGCAAGCTGATGGATTGAGGAAGGATGTGGATAGACAGAATGTATAACGATATTGTGACACTGTACAGACTGGATATATCACAAGATGAGAGTGGCAATGAAGTTGCAACACTTATAGATCCACAAGAACTATTTTGTAAAGCTAAGTCTATCGGCATGAAAGAGTTCTATGCTGCCGCTACTACAGATATGATGCCAGAACTAACCTTAGTACTCTCTGATGAATATGATTATGACAATCAGAAAATTGCGGAATATAGAGGTGTATTCTATGACATTAGTCGAACGTATGTAAACGGACATGAAGTTGAATTAACACTGATGAAGAGGCTAGGAACAAATGAACGATAGTATAGAATCGCAAATCTCGGATATTATAGATACATATAGCGAGGATGTTAAGAAAATAGTTGAAAGAGTCGGAAAGAATGTTGCAAAAGATTGTGTAAATGATGTTAAATCTAGAGCTACCGCAATATTCAAAGGCGAGGGAGGATATGCTAAAGGGTTTAAATCAAAAAAACTAAAAGAAGGTGCTTATGTTGTATACAATGCAACTAATCCTGGATTAACTCACTTGCTAGAAAACTCTCACATAACAGGAAAAGGGACTGGTAGATATGCAGGGAGACCACATATAAAGCCCGCTGAACAAAAAGCTATAAAAGAATATGAGGATAAGCTTAGAGAGGAGTTAAACCGTGGGTAAGATTAGTCAATTGAATAACTGCTTAAAAAAGCTAAAAGTACCTGTGGCATATGGTAGATTTAAAAAAAAGCAAGAATTTCCATTCATTATCATGATAGGAGCTGGAAGCACATTTTTTTCGGCAGATAATAATTCTATATTCCACGAAGAAAATGAGTATAGGGTAGAGCTTTACTTTCAAAACAAGGATGAAAGTCTAGAAGAGGAAATTGAGAACGCTCTTGTTAGTAATGAGTTTGCAATCCTTGATAAGAGCGAAGATATCTACATCGATAAAGAAGATTGTTTTGAGTTGTATTACACAATCTCATAAACGAAAGGAGAAAAAATGGATAAGAATAAAGTTGAATTTGGTATATCCAATTTACACGTAGGAACATATGATGTAAATCCTAGCACTGGTGCTGTAACGATGGGTGAAGGAATTATACTGCCTGGCGCAGTATCGCTCTCTCTTGAGCCAGAGGGAGACAGCAATTCATTCTATGCTGATGATATGATCTTTTATAGTGATTACCAGGATAATGGATTTTCGGGAACTCTTAAGGTTGCGAAATTTACAGACGACTTTAAAAAGAAGTTTTTGGGATATGTAGAAACAAAGGATGGCGGATTGGCAAGTATGAAGGGCGCAGTCAAGCCAGCATTGTGGGTATCCTTTGAGGCTAAAGGAGATAAGGAAAAGAGAAGAGTTCTGCTTTACAATGTAACACTAGGAGGTATTTCGAGGGAATACGAAACAACTAGTGACAAGAAAGAGCCGGCAACAGAATCATCAAAAATTACAGTAATTGGTGATAATGCTACAGGACTCACTCAAGTAGTTTATAATCCTTTAGATGCAGGATATGCGAATGTGTTTTCTACACCAGCGAAGCCAGAATTAAAGGGGTAAGCCAATATGAAAAAAATAATTAAAATTGATGGCAGTCAGCCTTG